TGCCTTGCAATAGCTCCTGCTTGAAGGAAGTACACATCGCCTGAGTTATAGCCATTATAATTTCCTCAATATTTCAGCCACATCACCATGACCTTGTTTTTTAAACTCATTATAAAGTGTCGTTCTATCACTCTTAATCGCTTGTTCTAGAGTATACACAATCACATGGAACATTCTATCTCGGAAAGCTTCTGCTTGCTGCTTCAATACAGGATCTACGGTGTCAGAAATACTAATTATTTTAGCTACCGCATTTGCCGATAACTCTTCCGGGGTATGCCCCCTTCCAGATGTTGTCTGGACATTAATATCTCCGGGAGACATTTTTATTTCCATATCAAACATATTAACCTACCGCCATTCTGTATTGCCCTGAACGGTACGCATCTTCACGCAATTTATTATCTCCTAGACCCCCTAACAGCGTTAGCGACTCTAAGTACATCTTGCGGTATAAATCAATCATGTCGGCTTCGCCCTTCATAAACCTTATGGCTTCTACTAAAGCCCCATTCAACAAGGCGCTATCAAAATCATCTCCTAACCAAGACGTACTTGCGGTGACGATAGACTCTGGGTAATACCCATAATGAAATTCTACATCAAATGCAGCATTAGGGGTTGGCCCTATAATTAAAGACGTATCAGTAAAGTAAGCATAGTGCTTGGGTACCCCTGTCGTAGCAGGATTCGGGTACGCATCCCTTATGAAGTTAACATCTTTATTAAGTAGGTATATGTAGTCACTAGAGCTTATTATCGCAAGTGAATAAGACCATAGAAAATCAGTAGGTAACGTAAGATACTTGTTACCACTTGATAGACTACCTGTTTGATTTTTACGCAGAGCGGGGAACTGGACAGCGTTATATATCTTCTGTTCCGTTTGCTGCGTAAACAACGCCAATTCGTCACTTGTGAAAGTTGTCTCACAAATGTCCTGAATGTTGGCTTGTAACTCTGTGTAGTTCATACACTACGCCATCGGCCCTCTTGCGTATAAGCCCTTAGTAGCTGCTCCCGTACCCCGTACCTTAACACCTTTAGATTTAGCTGCTTTCTTCTTTTTCTTCTTTTTCTTCTGCATCGGCTCTTCAAATAACATAGATATACCCTCTAAGTTGTTGTCACTGTTACAGAACCTACACTTGTGGTTCCAATCAAACTATTTTCTGTCAAACCAAATGGATCATCCCCATTGCCTACAGGTGCCCAACCCCACTGTATATCCCTACTACTTTCAAGCCCTGCAAAATCTGGTCTAGGGTCTCTAATTGCTTGTGGATCATCTACCGGAAACTCCCCTAGCCGCAACTGTGGCTGATCAGTATTCCAACACTCAGGGCAAGCTTTTATATGGGTATCTCGGCCCTTCTCTATTAAATTTTTCAACTCCTTCAGTCTGTAACGAAACCCGCATATATCACATTCTGCTATCGCTATTTTTGCAGAAGCATACCTAACCATTAAATAACCCCAATACGCGGTCTATAATAGGTTGAAGTTTTCTCCCTATCTTCTGCAGCGGCTAGGGCAAAGGCTTCCACGTACACTTCCTTCAGCATAGGTACTCGCTGCACTAGCTCGGGTATTTTCAACGCTATGTTGTAAGCCAATCCTGCCACTAAACAAGGTAGAAACCGATAGTTCATATCGGCTGTTTGAACTCCACTACCTGCATCTTGGATACGTCTTATACGCCAATATCGAAGTATGTAGGTGTCACTTTTGTCAGGAACAGGCCATAAATTCAAAATCGGGGCATCCCTCTGCCTATCTATCCACATTTGAATGGGTCTACCCTCAGATAACTTATTAGGGATAGAAGCATAGGTACTTACACTTATACGATTTATTGTAAGATCTGATTGGGTAGAGGTATTACCAGAGTTAGTCCTTATAACATGGTCTAAAAGATCTATCGTATCTTCAGCTAAAGTGTACTGAGAAGTGCCATCGACTAAATTGACACTCCCCTCTTCTATTGTCCATAAATTGACCCCCCTATTTTGCCACTCTATCGTCAATAAATTCATAGACCTACGAGCTGTCCGTAAATCATAACCCGAACGCATCTCCCGTCCAGCGCGTTCCCACGCTTCTTCAGCGATTTCTGTGAAATCCATGTTGAACGTAGCTGTGCCTGACGTTGCCATGGCTATTTACGCTTCAAAAAAGCTACGGATTGTTTGATAAGAGCGTCTTTAGTCTCCCTACGATCTAACTCAAGTCCATACTTCCGCATTTCTTTTTCCAACTCTACTTTAGTTAGAGGCATAAGCTCTTCCCTAGATGGCACTGCCACGACCTTTTTAGGAGCTTCTTTCTTTTTAGCTACAGGAGGTTGGTACCCCGCGATTGCTTTATTTAAGGCAGCACAACGGTGTTCCGCTTCTTCCTTACTCATAAGGTCAAATATTTCAATAGCATAAGTACCATCTGCTTGCTTAGACCCTATTTGGAATATAGGTTCTCTTGTAGTGGAAAATACACCGTTTTGAAAAACCTCAAGTTTACTCATAGATCACCTCATTTTAGCTGGACGTACACCTCGTACCGCTATACCAGAACCACGAACTTTATTAGTCTTATTAGCTTTTGTGGTTTTCTTGACAGCCCCTCCTTTCTTCATCTCTGTCCTACGAGTCTTACCCTGCTGTTTATTAAGGTAATCCCGCAAAGACATACCAGAAGCTTTTAACTCTTCAGCAGTGACGTTTGCTTTCTGCTTTTCATCCTTACCAGTAAAAGTTGTCCCTTTGGCTTTCCTAGAGGCTGCAATAGTTCTAGCGCCAGTAGGGTTGGTTTTAGGGCCTTTAGGTTTAGTTACTACTGCATCTTTTATTGTTTTTCTTGCAGAATCAAACTTCGCGTTTGTATCTGCTTTTGCTTTCGCGGCTGCTTTTTCTTTTGCTGTGCGTTCTCCAGCCTGTCTAAAAGCGTTCCTCTGCCCTACACGCCTTAACCGCTCTACTTCAGCGTTATTCTTCCTCCCTCGTTCACCAGCGGCGACTGCCTTAACCGCAGGTGCAGCCCCTTCTGCGCCTATACGTACCCCCTCACCAACTCCATATGCCGTTCCAGCCGCTCCAACCGCTCCAGCACCTTTCTTAATTCTACTTTTACCCCTGCCCATCTGAGCTGCTTCGTTCGCTTTTCTTCTCGCAGCTTGTGAGGCTTTTACATCTAGTTTATTAGGAGGCATACGAGTACCCCCCGGCATCTTACTCCCCTGTACGTTTGGCTTTCTGGTAGGAACATTCCCACCTCTCCCGGCTGTCTTTTCAGCTTTAGTAACCGTTCTCCTGTTTTTCCCCGCCGCCATAACAGCTTTACGACCATATGTGCTAGCATATTTTTTAATTGCTTCTGTAATGCCTCGACGCGCTATAAAAGTTGATATTGCGGGTAGTGCTGCTGCTAATGGTAATGGCATATCTATGTACTCCTATGTATATAAAGTTTTCTTTCTACGGCCTTCCATAACACAACCGCAACCCTTATGATTCCTACGGCTTCTAGCTAACCCGCCCCGACGAAAATTTTCTACTTCGCTTTCAATCTTACCTTCCCAGTTCCCACTCTCTACCTTTCTTCTATTTTCTTTCGCTTTAGCGGCTGCTTCCCTGTTCTTTTTATTTTGGGCCGCTGTCAATTTTCGGAGTTCTTCCTTATCTTCCTCAGTTAGTTCCGCAACACCGCCCTCATTATACCCCCTACCTTTTTTAGCTTTAGCAGCGGCGGCATAACCCGCTTTTGTATACGGGAAATGTTTATCTCCTACTTTTGGCATAGTGTACTCCTTTTAGCAATTCCACTTACGTAGACTTTTATTAATTCTACTGTTCGGGTCATTTGCTGTTTTTGCGCTAGTGTTACGTTTCTTCATACCAGACATACGGGCACAAAAAGACTTGCGGCGGTTAGCTGCTTTAGACTCTTTTTTCAGTTTGTTAGGCTTAGTGGTAACAGCGGTTTTTAACTTGCTGCCGGGGTTTGCTTTACGATAACTAGCAAC